CCCGCGTTTGAGCGGGTTGAGGCGACGGCGACGGGTAAGCCCCAGCCCCGGACCTTCCGGGAGTTTGAGCCTGCGCTGATGGGCGTCCTGACCGACCTTGGGGACTTCTGGAACGATTTTGCGCGTGGTCGTGAGGCGCAGGCAAAGGGGGACGATGACCGGGCGGCAAAGGCGTTTGGCGACGCTCTGGCGAGCGGGACGGCACTGGGCATGACGGCCCTTGGCGTGCCCCTCAAACCCGCCGCCGACTACTGGGCGACGATGCGGCGGGCGGGTAGCGCGACGATCGACCGGGCCAAGGAATCGAACCTTGCCGCAGATGCAATCAGGGACGGCAACGAAGAGGATGCGGGCTTCTACATCGCCCGGCTTGTCTCCGATGGGGACAAGCCCGTGTACGACAAGCGCCGGGCCGTGGTCAACCTGCTGAACAACAAGGGCCCGCGCGGCAACCTGAGCGATAAGCAATGGGCCGAGAAGGTCAACGCCGAGCCGGACCCGGCCAAGAGGCGGGAAATGCGCGAGGAACAACGCAAATGGGAGGCGGCTGTGCGCGAGGCCGTCCGCAAGTCTGCGCCAAACCCCAGCCGACAGGAGCGGGCTAACTCCGTGCGCAGCGGGGATTGAGTCTGTGCGCCTCCGTGCGGATGCTTTGAGGGTCCTGGTATCACACCCTCAAAGCCCCCTGGAGATCACGCCATGAAGTCTTGGAAAACCACCGTTTCGGGCATTGTCGCGGGCCTTGCGATCATCTTCACCCAAGTCGGCTACCTGCTGGACAATGACCCGGCGACGACTATCTCGATTGAGGCGGTTGTAGCCGCCTGCGCCGTTATTGCCCTGGGCTGGAACTCGCGCGACAAGAACGTGAGCACCGAGGAGCAGGTGTCCAAGTGATGCCCGCGTGGGTAGGTGCCGCACTGACTTCGATCCTGAAGGTCATCGCCAGCATCTTCAGCACCGACAAGCCCGCAAAAGAGACCTTCCATGAAACGAACAAGCCTCTGCCGGTTGACCGTCTTGGCCCTGACCGTTGGGGCGGCATCCGTGATCGGTGGGTGCAACGGCGGTCTAACGCTGGGGCCGACGGTGGAGCGGTCGGTGGTGCTTCTCCAAGCGGGCCAGCCGGTGCAGATTCTCGAGAACCGGGCGGTCAAGGCCCGGCCACTGAGCGGACCCGAGCAGGTGGTCAGGGTTGACATCGGCGGGTGGGTCGCCATGCCACCGGAACACTTTGACGAACTCATGGCCCTGCTGCCTGGCAAGAAGCCAACCCTGCCACCGGGAGGAGCGCAATGACCATCAGCGAGATCGGCGTCCTTGCGACGCTGGCCCTTACTGGCGCGGGCATGGTCTACAAACTGGGCCAGATTCACCAGTCCAGCAAGTCGATCGGCGATGAGGTCAAGAAACTCGGCAAGAGCGTTGAGGACTTGATCGGCAAGCACGATGCGATCAACTCCCGGCTGGCTCGGGTCGAGGCGTGGCACGAGGCGCACCAATACAGGCAGTAATCCAGAGCATTGAAGAAACACAGAAAGAGCGTGCATCATGGACAGGAACAGGCCCATATCAAGCGACCGATTTGTCTTGCCGGTGCGAACATTCAACGGCGCGCTTCTGACAGCCGTTGCCGACGGCACCACGCCCTCGCTTGCCTTGGCCGACGCGCTGGCGATAACCAACGGCATAAGCGTCATCGGATCACTGCTACAGGGTGTCATTGTCAAGATCACCCCGACGATCAGCGCGGCGGGTATCACCGGATCGATTGCCGTGTGGTCTGCCCGGTGCCTCAAGAGCCAGACCACACCATATTCGTCGGAGGTGCGGACCTTCTCGCCCATCTGCACCGCGTCCATTACGTCGATTACCAACCAGACGACGGCGGCTGAGGGTGTAGCGCTTGGCAGGTATTGCACCATAACCAGCGTTGTGAACCACTCGGGCGGGGCGAACAACGTCGGGGTCGAAGGGTCAACAGCGCAGGGCCAGTCGCTTTTGGTAGACCCGATGGACGCGCACGAAGTAGCAATCCAGATCACGACACCATCGGGTTCAACCCAGGTGTTTTACTCCACGATCAACCGCTGAGGTGAACCATGCCAGAGAGCAGAATAGGCCCAACCGCAGCCATCCTGGGCATCAACACCGACACCGCACTGGGGCGGATCGACGTTGCAGGCTCGACCGGCGACACAATCCCGACGGTGCGGGTTCGCGGCGCGAACCAGACCGCGCCGGTGGTAAGTGTTGACTCAACGTCGTTCCCGCAAGACGCGACGGTCTTCTTCCAAGTCCGCGTAAACGGCACGCGCCTTATCGAGTGCTTTGGCAATCAGACAATGTTTCTGGGATCGATTTCCATGAACGGGAACAGTGAGTGGTCGCAATCCATTGGCAGGTTTATTGCTACCAACACTGGCTCTAGTACCACAATCCCTCAGATCAGCGTTTACGCAACGGGATCGCATACTGCTCTGGCTTATCGGTTGCATCACGGTGTAACTGGTGATTTTACAGCGCAAAATCCTACCGGAACCTTTCAGTGGGGCATCAACTCTGCCAACGGCGGCAAACACGCACGATTCACGACTGGTACCGGGTCCAGCGACGCGGCGCACGGCACCGTGCAAATCACCACTGGAGGAACGGTAACAGTTACAAACACCTACTGCCAAGCCGGAGACAAAGTCTATCACTCTCGGATTGCCGCTGGCGGAACACTTGGACATACCACCGCAGTTGCCAACAATGGTTCATTTACCATCACATCGAATAACACGCTTGATACCTCAACGTTTGCGTGGATGATCGTTCGCCCCGCCTAAGCCACCACCCCTCACCAAAAAGAGCCACTTATGCCCCAACCCATGCTCTCGGTTCTGCTCTCCGCAAACACCGTCATCTTGGCCAGTATGCTCGGACTCAAGACCGACCTAAGCGCACAAACGCAGGCGGCTAACACGCAGGCGATACAAGATGTTCTTGACAACCTCAACAAACTCGGTGGCGGGACGGTGTTCTTCGACCAGCCGGGCACGTACACCGTCGGGCCGGAAAGGTGTAACACGCCGGGCACACCCAACTACCGCGTCAACTCCTCTCTGGTGGTCTACTCCAACACGACGATCGAGGGGGTCAACGGCGTAACGCTGCGCCGGGCCAACAAATCCAACTGCTACTTTCTGCGCAACAACCTGGCCGGGGACTCGACGCTGCGGGATAAGAATATCACAATCCGCAACATCAACTTTGACTTCAACCATACCGACGGAACGGGCGGCAACTCGAATGCGCAAGGTCCAACCCCTCGCGGGGCTGGGTTCTGGTGGGATGACGGCATCTGGATTGACCGCGTGGACACCCTGACGATCACAGACGGGACGTACGTGCGGGCCGCCAAGTACCTGATCTGGATTACCAACTGCACCGATGGGTACTACGCCCGCCTAAGAATGACGAACAGCAACTCCGACGGCATCCACTTTGGGCCTGGGTGCTGGCGGCACCGCACCGACAACATCTACGCAAAAGTCAACGACAACGCTCTGCCGATCATTGTCAACGAGGGAGCCTATCGCAACACAGTCAGCAACCAGTACTGCCAAGCCCCCACGGGCAGTTCGGGCGACTTTGTGTTTACCAACACCGTGCTGGATAACTGCTTTGAGGCATTCCGGTTTGCTGGTTCTACGGGCAACACGATCAGCAACGTGCTTATTGACGGCGTTACGGGCACGTCCTCAACAGGAACCTGGTGGTCTATCCGCGATGACAACGCCGACGTAGGCAACGGCACGCTTGCGGGGATCATCGGCGGGACGCACACCGGGATCATCATCCGCAACGCCCGTGTGATCTGCCCGGTAGCCAACTACACCGGCGGGATCAGTGCGATAAACTGCAAAGACATCACGCTTGAAAATATCGATACCGCGCCCGACAACGATCTGTTGATGGTGTTCCCCGCCGTGGCGGGGATGGACTTCATCAAGATCGTCAACTGCTCTGCGGCGCGGGCGTGGCGCGGGTGGGTAACGCTCAACGGGACAATCGACCAGGTATCCGAAACAGGCTCTAACGTGCGGCTTGGTCCAGATGGCCGGCTGGTCCACTGTGCGGCTGACCCCGTCAACGGCGTGCCGGTTCCCTGCGCGATCGGCGGTATCTCTGTCTCGGGCGGGGCCGTTACTCTCGCGCCTGGGTCCGCTCACAGCAGCGATTTTATCTTCCGCACCGATCCGGGCGTGGTTGTCAGTCGTGGCGTGTCTTGCACAAAGGACGTGAGCGGTGTAAGCGGCATCATCGACGCGCAGCACACATCCGAGATCGCGTTCAGGTTGCCCTTCCTTTGGGCGGGCGATAGTGGTGCAACTTCGCACGTCATTTACCAGCGGAACCCAAACAGCAAGTCGTACATCGACGCGACCGGGCTTGTCTACAAGGACTGGAGCAAGTTCAACGATCGCGGACTCGTTGGCGATGTAACCGGGACCGGGTATGTTCGGGTCAACGGAAACATCCGTATTCGGGGGAGACATGTTATTGCTGGCCAACCGCCTTCCGCGTCGGTCATCAACGGGGACAGTTTCTACAACACCGACACAAGCGGACTTGCGCCGTTTACGGCTGTTGGAAGGTATGTCCACAAAGGCGGGGCGTGGGTCGCCGCCTGATAAAAATGCTTTAGCAACAAAGGAAACAGCCCATGCCCACCACCCGAATCGCCACCCAGTTCGACCAAGCCAACCGCGAGCATCGGATAGTCCCGTTGGCCCTTGCGGACCCCGCGCCACCCAAGCCCGACGGCGGGACACTGATTACCATCAACGTCGATGGGCCGATGCCCCTTGGGTTCACACAGAACGTCATGGCGTCCATCATCAGTGCCATGACACACGCCTCGCCCGGCTTTTCCGCAAAGGCCGTCTTCGATGTTACGATCACGACGGAATGACGTGCGGTCGTCCACGATCACGCCGCGACCATGATGCTCATCTTGGTTTGCTGCACGGCCCGAGCCGCCTGCATCATCGCCTCCAGCGGTGCCTGCGCGAAAACCGGCGTGCCGTTGAAGTCGGCAAACCCGCCGTGGTCGCGGACACGCTTTTCGGCCTCGCTCGACCACGTCTGGGCCGCGTACTCGGCGACGTCCTCGGCGTCGGCTGCCGGGTTGTCGGCGATGCTCCCGCGCGGCCAGACGAATATCCGGCGGTGCTTCTGCTCGACCATCGCACGGTCAATGTCAAGGCCAAGGGAGCGGTGATGCTCCAGCCAGGGTGCGTAAATCTCCTGCTCCATCCACGAGGCCCCCTTGGTGGCCGTCGCGGCGATCATAAACTCGGTCTTGCGGTCGGTCCGGCGGCGGCGTAGCAGCTCGCGGTAGAGCGGCAGGGGTGGCTGCTCGTCAAAGATAACCAGATCGACCGGGATGCCCTGCAAAGCCTCCCAAGGGTTCTCGCTGCTGAACACCTTGATCGTGTCCCCGTGCGGCCAGACGAACTCGGTAGGTATGCCGTTGTTGGTGTGGACGACCTTGCACCCCGCCGTGCCCCAGCACTTGGGGCGAAGGGTGCCGTCGGCCATGAACTTGAACTGCGCCAGCATGTTGCACACCCACAGGACCATCACGGGGTGGGGCGGGGTTGGTCGGTAGGGGTGGCTGTGCTTGACCCACCACGACGCCTCGATGCCCGCGACCATCGTCTTACCCCAGCCGTTGCCGGGGACAAGCAAGCGGATGGGGTGGGTTGATCGGTGGGCCTGCTCCTGGCCATTCTTGCCCGGCTGGTACCACAACTCCGGGTTGGTCTGCTTCATCGCTTCGAGGGTTTCTATGGCCTCGGCGATTTCCTCGATGTCCTGCTCTTCAACCTTCACGGCTTTGCTCGCTGACCACTTCCCGCAGGGTCCGGTTGGTGCCCCCGGCCTGAACGGGCAGCATGCCCGTTGCCCCGATAGACGCCAGCAAGGCCAAAGCCTTTTCCCGCTTGTCCGCGCTGGAGAGGTTGTTGTTGATCTGGATCAACACCTGGGGGTCTTTGCCCAGAAGCATGTGCGTTGCCTGCTGGCGAAGGTCGGCCATGTATTTGCGCCACTCGATCCTGCGGCTGTCCGCCCCCGGCTCATCCCATAACGGCTCCTTCTCTTCGAGCGCATTCCAGATGTCGTCGGCAAGTTTCTCGATCCGCTCGGGCGTCGCCTTCTTGACGAAGATCGACTTGAACTTGGCCAACTGCGCCCCGTAGGGCTTGGCCGAGCCGAGCGTGGTGGTGCCGGGGTGGCCGGGTGCAAACTCGGTCATGTGCCCTTCCTCCGCTGCATCGCCTCCACCTCGCGGTCGCTGCGGACCCGCTTCTTTGGGTTGATAAGTGAGGCCAGATCGTCCGCCGCGATGATGACGCCGCCGCTTTGGAGGTACTGGAAGACCTGCTCCCTGGTGTATTCGACCACGGGCCACAGTTGATGTGCGCTCGCCTGCGTCATCTCGCCGTCGCGCAGGAGGATGGTGAAGCCATCGCGCTCGCTGTTGGGTAGACCACTGACAACCCCCAACTCGCGCTTGGGTCCGCATCGGACGTACGCGCTGCCAGTCCCGCGTTTGACGCTTACAAAGGAGGGAACCGGCACCCATACGACCTCGCCGATCTTGATCGTCAACACTCGTGTTTCTCCTTGCGCTCTTGTCCGCCAGTCCTGGCGTGTTCCGATAACCGGAAGTGCTGAAAGTATACCTATACCATCAAATCGGGGAATGTTGTTCGACGATGAATCTTGCTGTCGGTTGCAGTCCAGAACCCTCCCGGTACTTGTGGGCCGTCTTCCTGATCTCGTCGCGGTAGACCCTGAAGGTGCCCGCGATCTCGACCTCCTCGCACCCCATCTCCAGAAGGGCCTTCCAGAGTTCGCAGCGGCACCCCTTGCGGGTCTCCTCGGGCATGTTGGTTTCGGCCAGACCGAGCGCAAAGTCCCGGCTAATGCAAAGATGCACACACCAGCAGTCAAACAGGGCGTTGATATTCCGGCTGACTTCCTCGCTGACGGCTGGCTCTTTGGCTGCCCGGCGCGGGTGCGCGGGCCACACCACCCCCATGTGCCCCGGCGTGGGCTTGACGATCGCCCGCGCGTTGGTCGGGGCTGGGCGTGGCTTGGCCGGGGGTTTGGGCTTGACGGGTGGCTTGGGCTTGACGGGTGGCCTAGGCGCCTCCGACGCCGGGGTGAGCCTCAGTGCCACCTTGGGCACCTCAGGGGGCCGCATCCGTAGCAGGTTGGTTGCCTTCATTGTTTATCCCTCCACCGGCTCACACATCTCATCGAACCGCTGCTTGCACATCGCCATCATGATGCCGCCGTGCTTAGGGCCCTGCCCTTTGAGGATCATCATGCCAGCCTCGGCGGTGTGCTGGTAGCCACCTGAGCATGTGTAGAACAACAACCCCTCTGCGGCCAGCCCAAGGGCGACAGCATCAATGTCCTCGCCGTAGGCCCACTGGTAGATCGCGCTGGCGGATTGAACCGTGCCGTCAAAGAGCATGGCCTGGAACGTGCCGGATTCCGGGTGGGCTTTGCGCTGGTACTTTTGGGTGGTGGTCATGGAATGTCCTCTACTATCAGCAGTACCACGACACCAACAATCGCTGCCAACGCAACAATGCGCAGGCCCAGGTCCACGGCAAAAGTGATTTTCTCTTTTCTGGTCAGGTCATCCCACATCGCTGGCCTCCTTCGGTGCGGGTGGCATGGGCATCCAGTAGGTGAACCAGTCATCCCCTCTTTCCTCTCGCCTTGTACGCACTTCCAAGCCGCTCCGAGTCAACCAGCCGGGGCCTTGGCTACACCACACCAAAACGTTGTCATAATCACCCGGCAACTCCTTCGCCGTCTCGCGGACGCGGGAGGAATCGGGTGGTTTGCGCAGGCGTTCGGCAACGATGGTGAAGGCGTTGCGTACGGGCTCACCGAGTTTGTCGCCGGAGTGCTTCGCGGCAACCTCGACAAACACCTTGCCCATGTCCTCACACCACAACGCCAGTTCTTCGTTCGTGAGTTCCTTCTCCATCACTTGCTCCCTTCGATTGGCTTGGTGTGCGATGATGCCCACTGCTTTGGTGGCCTCTCGGTCTCGATCCGTGGGCCGTGCCCACTGACCGCCACAGCCCCACATCTCCCGCATGTTGGCGTGGGCGGGATCGTCCCGTTCCACACGGCGGGCACCGTAACCGGGCCTCCGCACCGCGAGCATGTTCCAAGTATCCTGTCCATCACTTGCTCCCTTCAGCGTTCTTGATGGCGGCTTGGCAGCGGGCCTTAAGGGCGACCCCCTCCTCCCAACCACCAAAGCCGTCGTCCACCGGCCCGCCGTGCCCACCCAGCTGTCTAATGCCAACCAACAGGTCGTACATGACCTTGGCGACTGACAAAAGCTCGGCTTCGTGTTTCTGTGCCGCGTCGTACTGCCGTGCCTTCCAAAACATCAGGGCCACCATTTCTGCACGGGCCTTTGCTTTGTCTAGATATACACTATTTTCTGTTATCCAAAAGCCACCATCAATACAAACTTCCCAGTGCAAAGGTGCGTCGCGGTGTTTCTCGACTTCAAGCCATGGCGATACGCTGGCAACGACATCTCCTAGATCAAGACGCAGAAATCCTGGTTCTTTTGAATACTCTTTCCACTCAATCTTCGGCACACTCATCGCGTCGCTCCTTTGTCGTACTGCCGCGCCTTCCACTCGCGGGCAAAGTGGTATTCGCACGAGTCTTGGGCCACTCGTAGATACATTGTCTCTCCACAAATAGAGATCGCACCCTTTCCGTCAAGAAGGGCTTCATATATAGATTTCCCAGGAATATGTCCCACACCCGTAACGTCGAAATCGGTAGGCCACTCAATCTTCCATGAATACGAGGCGGGAAACTGGCGACGGAGCCTCACCTCAAGTTTGATATCCCTCCACTTTGCTCGTTGTACGCGACCTCCTTCCTCGATGTCTCCCCATTGGATATGCGGAACACCCACGCCCCACCGCCCTCGTCTTTTCTTTCGGAAGGGCCACTCTGCGCAGATTCCCCAAAAAACCAGCACTACAACAACAACAAGCACACAGAAGAAAAAGAAAGGAACGCCCATCACCCACCGCCTTTCTTTTGCTCGCTCTCGCCCTCACGGAGTCTCCTAACAAACTCGGACGGGTCTACCCCATCCGTGATATTTACGCCGCCAAGATCGTCCAGCGTCGGTAGGTCGGTTGCTGGCGGGATGATGTCGAAGCGTTCGACCACGAAGCCAACCGGCTGCCCGAGAGAGTTTGACAGCATGATCCCAGTCGCCTCTATGCGGCCTGTGCAAGCGGACTTTGCGCGCTGCGCGTCGGCTGGACCGAAAGTGCAGGGAAACAGTTGGTTCATCAAGGGGTCTCTGATGCGGAATAGCGGCGCGCCTTCCCCTTCAACGAGGACCAACTGTCCGTCGATGGTTGTGTGTTCTTCATACATTGGCGTTGCCATCCTTTCCCGAGCCGCGAAGGCTCTGACCTGCAAGCACCACGATGGCACCCGCCTCGTTCATCCGATCCGCGATCTTGACGCCCACCGCGCTGTCCAACGACTCGGGCGTCAGGTTGCCCACGATCACCGTGTGCTTCATCCCAGCGTCCCGGTCCATCAGCACCCGGCGGATGACGTGGTCCACCCGGCCCGCGTGCGAGACCGCCGTCTCGTTGGTCCCCTGGCTGTACCGCGCGTCGAACTCGTCGAGGATCAGCAGGCCAACGTCCGCCCATTCCTTGTACCACTCGACCGAGCCGGTCGTCTTACCCCAAACCCGGTCGGTGTAGTCGTCAAACAACGCCGCCGCCTCGATGACCCTCACCGTGCCCCGGCTGTTGTCGATCCACCACCAAGCAAGCAAGGCCGAGAGCGTTGACTTGCCGGTGCCGTTCGGCCCGATGATCCCGATGGTTGTGCCCCAGGGGGAGGAAAGTTCCGACAGCACGGCTTGCTGCTTGGAATCTGCAAGCCTCCCCGCGAGGGTGTACCCATGCACCTCGATCATCGCCAGCGTGCGGGCGGACGCGCCGCAACCGTGCCACGCCCGGCACCTGGCCTCGATGACCTGCTGGGCCTGCTGCTGCTTGTGCTGCCGCTCCCGCTCCTCTTGGGCCAACCGCCGGGCCTCCATCTCCTCGGGCGTGTAGCCGGTGGTTCTCTGGACCATCTCAACCGCCTCGGTGATCCGCAGTATGCGGGGTACGTGCGGCTCGGGGTTGGCAGCCTGCGCCCTGGCCTGGAGTTCGGCCAGCCGGTCGTGATGGAACTGATCGGGCGTGCGGATGGCCTGCTTGGCCTCCTGGTCGATGCGCTGGCTGACGTTGGCCGCGACAAGGGCGGCGATGGTGTTGGCGTTGTTCTGCTGCTGGGTGTTCATATCACCCTCCTGCGTCCAGGCTGGAACCCGCCGCCCATCTCGCGGTTTACCTGCTCGTTGGCCGACTCGGGCGCGGCCTTGGCGTTCCGCTGGAACCACCACGCGGGCATCTCGGGGCCGAACGCGTCGGACTCCACCCACCTTCTCCAACTCGGTCGGAACTGGGCCTGCGTGGTTTCGACCCTCGACCCTCCGGCGTAAGACTTCACCCGGCGGTAGACAAACTCCAACGCCTGATCCTGGCTGCACGCCTGCATCATGCAGACCGCACGCACGGCCAGGCTGACCTGCTTGGTGCTCGGCGGCGTGCCCGCGTTGGGCGGGAAAGCCTTGATGATGTCGGCGATGGCTACCGGTGTCGCAATGGTGTCGCGCGGTGTCGGTGTCGGTGTCGCGGTGTCGCGCAGAGAGAGTCTGTTTTTGGGTGTTTGTTGCATTTCTGACCTGATTTCGAGGATTGGAGTCTCCGAAGAAAGAACCCCCCCTACCCCCCCAACGGTGTCGGCGGTGTCGCG